GGCAACGCCGCCGCATCTGGGGAGAGTGGCAACGCCGCCGCATCTGGAATGAGGGGCAACGCCGCCGCATCTGGAGCGTGGGGCACGGCGACCGTGACAGGGCAATATGGCGGCGCAAAAGCACTCGGGAACGATTGCTTGGCCACCGCCTGGGGGCCTGAAAGCAAAGCTATGGGAAAGGCCGGAAACTGGCTTGTGCTGTCCGAGTACAAATGCGGGGCCATCGTAGACGCGCGTCTGGTCCGTGTTGACGGCGAGATTATCAAGCCGGAAACATGGTATACCCTGCGAAACGGAAAGATTATGGAGTCGGAGTAATGACTATCGTATGGATCTTTTGCTTCATCGGTGTTGGGACTTGTGTCTCCGGCTTGCTGAAGTTGGTGGACTGGATGGAGGGCAAGCGATGAACCGACTTACCCCGCAGGAAATTGCGGACAAACTGCGGAAGTGCGCGGACGGGGGTGGATGTGACTCATGCCCGTATAAATGTGGAGAAGACATTGGAGAATTTGGTTGTATCTGCGAGATAATGCATGCAGCCGCTGATGCCATCGACAACCAGCGCACACACATCCAGGCCCTCATCAAGGCTAACGAGGCGCACCGCGAGATGGTGGCCCGCCCTGCGAAACGCTCTGATATGTTGGAGGTATTAGATGCTATCGAAACCGGCATGACCAAAGTGGCCATTGAGCGCGACATCTGGCAGAACGATTTGATCTATGTGCTGTGTCAGGGTGTACGGCTTCTCTTGGAAGAGAGGGTGAGAAAGTGAGCTGTAAGGTGCTGAACGTAGAGCGCCGCCGGTCGCAGGAAAGGGGCGTATGGACGTGAGGGTGTACCAGTACACCACGGGAGACAGATTCCGGCTCCCCATTGCACAGGCTGACACGATACAAGAGTTTGCAGGGATTGTCGGCGTTGACCCTGCTGTCGTGCGCAGAGCGTACAAGCGCGTGATGACCGGAGCGGTGAAGCAGAGCCGATACACATTTGTAGATATCCCGGACGAGGAGGACGGCTGATGTACATCTGCGATGAGTGCGACGATGTGTTCTTTGAACCCGTTTGCAAATGTAGCACCGCCGAATTGGGGGACATAACCGCATATTATTGCCCCAGATGCGGGGCAGAAATGGAGGCCCGATGATGTACATCTGTGATGAGTGCGACGCTGTGTTTGAGGAACCCATCCGCAAGCAGGAATACTCTGAAGAATACGGAGACAGCATCGCGTACTATTGCCCTCGCTGCGGGACGGAGCTTGGGAATCCGTATGAATACACGGCTGACGAGTGCCCGTCCTGCCACGGCGCGAAGAACGCACAGGACCCGGTGTGCCGCAAGTGCAAGCTGCGTGTCAAAGGGCTTCTCCGGCTGTTCGTCAGCGATTTCAACCGACCTGAACGCGAATACCTGGCCGACATAATTGAGGGGTGCGACCTCGATCGCATGATCGTCGGGGCGGAAGTCCCCGTCGACTAAAGAAAAGGAGGGAACGTAATGGCACTTAAGCCGTTTAATGAACTGGTTAAGGTGGACGTGCTTCCCTACTGTGATAACAGGGACGCAAAAGATGAGAGCGGCAGAACAATCAAAGTCCCCTATCTCAGCTGGGCAAAGTGCGCAAAACTGCTGCACGACAATGGCGCGGAAAGCGTATGGTACTCCCCATGCCAGTGCCCCGAAACAAAGAGCTACCTCTGGCCCCAGCACACCGTAACCAACAGCAAGGGCCGCACCACGGGATGCTGGTTTGTCCGCGTGGAAATTCACATCGACGACTGGAATTTCACGTACGATATGCCCCTGCTGAACGGTTCTCTTGTGGTTTACGAGGACACGTTGAATCAGCTCCGCATCAATAATGCATTGGCACGGGCGTTTGTCAAGGGCGTCGCCGTGCGCACCGGCCTGGGATTTGACCTCTGGGCGGAAGGCGATACTGACGACGGCACAGACGATTTGAGCCGCCACAGCATCTACGCAATCAAGGAGCGTCTGGAACGGCTGCTGACGGCGAAAGAGCAGGGCGGCATGAGCCACCGCGACGTCCTGGCGGGGCTTAATCTCAACGACAAGCAGCTTGCAACCATGCTTGGGTGGTTTGACAGGCTGGCAAACTTGGAGAAAGCGGTGGAGCGCCTGTGATTTCCAACCACGATCGCAGCGGCTGGATAGGCGCGTCTGACACGGCCATGGTAATGGGCAATTGGGGCACCGAGTCGTTCCGCCGCTGGTGGGCGTCAAAAATCGGGATCCGCAGGGATAGATTCTCGACACCTGCAATGCGGGCTGGGACAGCTTATGAGCATAAAATCTTGGACGCAGTTGGCGTTAAGACCAGGGACCGGCAGATACGGCGCAGAGGCTTACGCCTCCGAGTAAACTACGACGGCGAAACGCGGGACTGTATTGCGGAGGTGAAAACGCATCAGAAAGATGCGTTCCGAGTAACAAGGCCCTATTGGATGCAATGCCAGGTGGAAATGTTTGCTAGCAAGGGCACGTTCCGGAAGCGGAAATCATGCATTATCGTAGCATACAGGATTACGCCGGACGAGCTGGGCAACTTCTACCTCCCCGTTGATGTGCATCGACTTTCTTTCCATCGGGTGAATTACGATGCCGAATGGATTGATACCCAGTATCTCCCGCGGCTGAAACACCTTGCGAAATGCCTGGTTTCTGGCTCCTGGCCCAAATTGGAGGATTGCCCATGATACATGTTGACGTTTCCGCTGTCCGTTGGCAGCAGGATAGCGATGGGGCGTGGCTGTGCCTGCGGGTGCAGTCCCCACAGGTGGCCATGAACGCCTGCGACGAGTATCAGGCCGATAAAGATCACGTCGCCCAAATCAGGCGCAAGGGCCGGAGCCTCGACGCAAACGCCTACTGCTGGGTGCTCCTGGACAAGCTGGCCGCGCACTACAACCTCCCCCGGGAAGCGATATACCGTGAGGAGATCAAGACCATCGGCGGCGTGAGCGACGTGCTGTGCATGGTGGAGCGGGCCGCAGATGATTTTATCCGCCGCTGGACGGCGCAGGGTATCGGGTGGATGGCCGAGCAAGGCCGCAGCAAGATCCCTGGGTGCGTGAACGTGACGGTATGGTACGGCTCCAGTTCTTACGATACAGAGCAAATGAGCCGGTTAATCGACCAGATTGTATCGGACTGCGAGTCCGCCGGAATCGAGCATCTGCCGCCCCAGAAGCTGGCGGCGATGAAGCAGGAATGGGGGCGAGACGATGGGCAGTAAATCGAAAGACCTGACGGGCCAGAGGTTTGGGATGCTCGTCGCAGTGCGTCGCAATGGCACCAGCCCGAATGGCTACGCCAAATGGGAGTGCCAGTGTGACTGCGGCAACAAGACAATTTCTAATGGCGCGGACTTGCGCAGAGGGCACAAGAAATCTTGCGGGTGCATCAAACACCGGGTTACGCCGACCTACCTGACCTGGAACGGCGAGAAGAGGAGCGTATGTGACTGGGCCATAATTACCGGAATCAGCCCGGATTTAATCCGCAAGCGCTGGAAGGCTGGGTGGCCCGTGGATGCAATCTTCACGGAGGTCGAAAAGCCGCAACTGTGCTGGGGCTGCGCCAAGGCATGCGGCGGGTGCTCTTGGTCAAAACGTTTTGAGCCAGTCCCCGGCTGGACCGCAGTGCCAACGCTACTGTGCGGAAGAATACCGTCATACCGAATCACAGAATGCCCGGAGTTTGTATCGGACGGGACGTAGTACGATGCCGATGAGTGAAAGAAGATGCTTCCTCTGCGGTAGGAACGGCGCACAGGACCCGCTGGAGCGTCACCACATTTTTGGGGGTTCTTACCGCGGCAAAAGCGAGAAATACGGCGCGGTGGTGTGGCTCTGCGGTGACAGGTGCCACAGGAACGGGAAGTCCGCCGTACACCGGAACGGCGACCAGATGCGCCGATTGCGTCGGTACGGACAGCTCACGATCATGAAGAACGAGGGCTGGTCAGAATCCGATTTCCGGCGCGAGTTTGGAAAGTCATATTTATAGGAGGTAGAGATGGAAAAGAAACTGCTGTACACAAGAAGCGAGACGGCCAGGCTGTTGAGCGTAAGCGTTGACACGCTGGACGCCCTGCGGAACGACTGCGTTATCCAGGGCTATCATGTGGCCCGAGGGAACCCTCGTATCTACTTCAAGGCCAAGGATCTGGAGAAGTTCATGGAGCGTCTGGAGGTGGCAAAATGCTGAACAAGGTCATCATCATGGGCCGGTTGACCCGGGACCCTGAACTGCGCCGCACCCAGGGCGGCACCGCCGTCACCAGCTTCACCATGGCCGTGGACCGGGACTTCAAGTCCCAGAGCGGCGAGAAGGAGACCGATTTCATCGACGTGGTGGCCTGGCGCAATACAGGTGAGTTTGCCGCGAAGTACCTTGCCAAGGGCCGCATGGCCGCCGTGGAGGGCCGCATTCAGGTCCGCGACTGGCAGGACAAGGACGGGAATCGCCGCAAGTCCGTGGAGGTGGTGGCCGACAACGTATATTTCGCGGATTCCAAGCGGGACAGCAAGCCCCAGGAGTCCCGCACAGTCGACGATCAGGAATTTGACGAGATCGAAGATGATGGCGACCTGCCGTGCTGACGGAGGCCTGCCATGCCGAATAGAATCATAAAGGAAAGCTTATGCGACTCAGAAAAAATCGCAGCTCTTTCGGATTTTGAGTTTCGGCTTTGGGTTGGATTGATTACGCAAGCGGATGATGCGGGGCGCGGAGATGCCCGCCCCGCTATCATAAAAGGACGTGTTTTCCCGTTCCGGGAGAGGTTATCCATCAAAGATATCGATGCTGCGCTCCAAGAATTGGCGGCAAAAGGCTGCGTGTCCCTCTACACAGTGGACGGGAGGCCCTACTTTTTGTTCCCCGGGTGGGTCAAGCATCAGCGTATCAGAGATTGCAAGCCGAAGTTCCCCGAGCCTCCGGAAAACACAGTTTTGCAACAATCTGCGGCGAGTCGCGGCAATCTGCGGCAAGTTGCCGCAATCTGCGGCGAGTCGCGGCAATCTGCGGCCTTAATCCAATCCGAATCCGAATCCAAATCCAAATCCAAATCCAATCCGAACTGCGCAAGCGCATTCGACGTGTTCTGGCAGGCGTATCCGAGGAAAACCGGGAAAGCGGCTGCGCGGAAGGCGTTCGACAAGGCGAAGCCGCCGTTGGACGTCGTACTCAAGGCCATCGAGGCCCAGAAGCACAGTGCGCAATGGCAGCGCGATAACGGCCAGTACATCCCCTATCCGGCCACATGGCTGAACCAGGGCCGATGGGAGGACGAGGTGCAAGAGACCGAACTGCCCGCAAAGCCAGAGCCTCGCTGGAAGTACAACTCCGACACCGGCGGCTGGACGCAGGAGGACTGACGCATGCTAGACTCTCTCTACCTGGAGCAAAACGTCATTGGCGCATTGCTCATCCAGCCAGAATGCTACGAAGCCGCCGCAGAGCTGTCCCCGGATGACTTCCTGGTGCCGGAATACGCAGAGCTGTTCCGGGCCATTCAGCGGCGGAATGAAGCCGGGGACCCTGCGGATGCTCCGTCCGTGCTGATGGACGCATCCAGCCGCAACGACAACGTGACCAGCAAGATCATGACGGACTGCATGGACGTTGTCGTTACCACCGCCAACATCGACGTGTGGGTGTCTGGAATGCGGGATGCATCCATGGGGCGGAAGCTCAGGGATTTGGGCGAAGAACTCCGAACAGCGGAGCTATCCCCACAGGATGCGCTCAGAACAGCACAGGAAGCCGTCACTGCGATTCAGGACGGCACGTGGGTATCCGTGGGGCTGGAAGTCTCCGAGGCCGTGAAGAGCCTTAAAAATCGCGTCGACAAGGGTTTTGCTGGCGGGCCTCCACCATACGTCAAAACTGGCTTGCAGGAATTTGACCGGTTGCTGGGCGGGGGGCTTATCAACGGCGGTTTTCACATCGTCGCCGCACGGCCCGGAAAGGGTAAATCTGCCCTGGCTATGCAAATTGCCCTCAATGCGGCAAAACGCGGCGTGAAGGTGCTGTATATCTCCCTGGAGATGTCACCGGACGACTGCACCAGTAGGCTGACGGCCAACATAGCGGGGATATCCTCCCGGCTGCTGATGTTCGGCGGCACACTGACAGAAGCGGAATACGCCAAGTACGCGGAAGCATCCGCCAAGCTGTCCGAGTTGCCAATCGTGTTCAACCGGCGGACGGGCATGGACATGCGGGCTGTCACGGCGCTGGCCTACAAAGAACGACCGGGGCTGATCGTGCTGGACCACATCGGCCTGTTGGAGCAGGAAAACAAGAAAGCCACGCTCTACGAGAGCACCACGAAGAACAGCCGGTCGGCAAAACTGCTGGCCATGCGGATGGATATCCCGCTTCTATGCCTGTGCCAGCTGAACAGAGCCGGTGCGTCAGATCGTGGCGGCGAGTTTCGGGCCACTATGGCCAACCTCCGGGAATCCGGCGCAATCGAGCAGGACGCGGACACCGTGACGCTGCTGCACCGCCCGTGCGAGAAGGAAGACCGGGGAGAATGGGACCCGGACATGCTGGAGCTATACCTGGACAAAAACCGACGCGGCCCCACCGGGATGGTGCGGATGGCCTACTTCCCCAACACGGGCCGCATAGTGAAGTGAGGGTGACATGAAAAAGATCGTTATTCCCCTGCCCCCTGTGACAAAGAAGAACCACCCCAGGCTCATCCGTGGGCCTTACGGTGCGCCGAAGATCCTTCCATCCAGACAGTTTGTGGAATATCAGGAGTCGGCGGCATGGTACTGCCACGCGGACAAACCGATATCGGAGCCGGTAACGGTAAAGTGTCTGTTTTACATGCCGACTCACCGGCGCGTGGACCTGACCAATCTCCTGGAAGCTATCGACGATGTGCTGGTACATACCAGAGTCCTGGAAGATGACAACAGTAACATCATCGTGTCGCACGACGGGAGCCGGGTCCTGTACGACAAAGAAAACCCCAGGACGGAGGTGTATATCAGCCGGCATGAATGACTTTGACTACGATTGCATGCAGAAAAAGCGCACTGCGCGAGGTGCGTTTGCGCATATCAGCCGAAAGCGCGGCGGGTGTACGCTGCCCAGCGACAACCTGACCGCGAAGCAAAGAAGGGAGAAAAATGGAGAAGTGAAAAGCTACAACATCACCCGGCCCATGCCGTGGCCGGAGTTCAAGGCACTGCCGGAGGACCTGAAACGCGAGTTCTTTCGCAACATGCAGAGCTTTGGCGGTACCGCAAAATGGCTGGCGGATGAAATGGGCACGTCAGACATGACCGTACGAGCCGCCGCAAAAGCCGCCGGGACACCGTTTGCACGCGGAAATGGGAATTTGCCACTGTGGCACCGGAAGGTTGCAGAGTGGGCAAGCGCCGAACAGCAGACTGCCGCAGAGACTCCCGTCGAAGAACCTACGGCTCAGGAATCCGGGAAGAGATTGATCCTGGAACATGGCCGCATGGAGTTTATTTTCAACGATTTTTCGGATTTGGTGCGATTCCTGCGGGTGGCGGTGCCGGAGAGCGGAAAAGTGACGGTGGAGTGGTGAGACGATGGAAACATATCTGGAATTTCTGAAATCCAAGATCGTATTGGCCAAAGAGAGCGGGTTTTGCGTTGACCCGAGGGAGATCAACCCGAACTTGAAACCGCACCAGCGGGACTCTGTGATTTGGGCGCTTCGCGGCGGGCACCGGGCCTTATTCCAATCCTTCGGCCTCGGAAAGACGGTGCAAGAAATAGAGTTCTGTCACCAGGCCGTAAAGCACGACGGCGGACGGGCGTTGATCGTCCTTCCGTTGGGTGTCCGCCAAGAGTTTGCCAGGGACGCGGAAACTATCTTGGGATACCCGGCCCCGGTATACATCACCAAGATGCAGGACTTGGCCGGAACAGACGCTGAGATCGCCATGACAAACTATGAGCGCGTCCGTGACGGAGACATCGACCCAACGCAGTTCACAGCTGTAGCGCTGGATGAAGCGTCCGTGCTGCGCAGTTTCGGGAGCAAGACATATCAAACCTTCCTGCCCAAGTTCCGGGGCGTGAAGTATAAACTGGTCTGCACGGCCACACCGTCGCCCAATCGGTACAAGGAGCTTATCCACTATGCTGGATATCTGGAGATCATGGACACGGGGCAGGCCCTGACACGTTTTTTCCAGCGCGACAGCACCAAGGCAAACAACCTTACCCTGTACCCGCACAAAGAAGATGAATTCTGGCTCTGGGTATCTTCGTGGGCGCTGTTCGTGGGGAAGCCCTCCGATTTAGGATATGACGATACCGGGTATGACCTTCCCCCGTTGGACGTCCGGGTGCATATCGTTCCGGACGACTACGGCACGGAAACGGACCGGGACGGGCAATACAAAATGATGAACGACGCGGCAACATCTCTGGCGGAGGCCGCGCGGGAAAAGCGTGACAGCATTCAGCGGCGCGTTGCCGTAGCCAAAGGAATCGTAGACAGCGACCAGGATGCACATTTCATCTTGTGGCACGATCTGGAAGCGGAACGCCACGAAATAAAGAAATCCCTGCCGGAAACCGTGGACATCTACGGCAGCATGGATTACGACGAGCGGGAGCGCCGGGTAATTGATTTTTCGGAAGGCCGAACACGCTTGTTTGCAACGAAAAAGAGCCTATCTGGCTCCGGGTGCAATTTCCAGAGACATTGCCACCGGGCTATCTTCATCGGTATTGATTATGAGTTCAACGATTTCATTCAGGCAATCCACCGAATTTACAGGTTCCTGCAGACGGAACAGGTGATTATCGACATCATCTACACAGAAGCGGAGGACCCCATCTACCGTGTCCTGATGCAGAAGTGGAAGCAACACAACGACATGCAGGCACGAATGCGGGAGATCGTCCAGAAATATGGGCTTTCCGGCGAGGCCCAGACGGAGAAAATGAGCCGGAGCATAGGAGTTGAAAGAGTGGAAATCAAGGGAAAGAATTTCATCGCCGTGAATAACGACTGCGTAGAGGAAACGGCGAAGATGGCGGAAAACAGCGTGGACCTTATTGTGACCAGTATCCCGTTTTCCAACCACTATGAGTACACGCCCAGTTACAACGATTTCGGCCACAATGAGGACACACGGAGATTCTTTGAGCAGATGGACTACCTGACTCCAAACCTCTTGCGCGTACTGAAGCCGGGGCGTGTGTTCTGCTGCCACGTAAAGGACCGGGTTCTGTTCGGCAACGCCACGGGCATGGGCATGCCCACTATGGAGCCGTTCCACGCGATGTGCATCCGGCATTACATGCAGCATGGGTTTGCGTATTTCGGCATGATTACCGTTGTGACGGACGTGGTGCGAGAGAACAACCAGACATACCGGCTGGGCTGGACAGAGCAGTGCAAGGACGGTTCAAAGATGGGGGTGGGCTGCCCAGAATACATTCTTCTGTTCCGCAAGCTGCCTACGGACCGCAGCAAGGCTTACGCAGATGAAAGGGTGGTAAAGAGCAAGGACGAATACACCCGGGCACAATGGCAGATCGACGCGCACGGTTTCTGGCGCTCATCTGGCGACCGGCTCATGACCAAAGAAGAGATCATGGCCATGGACACCGGGAAGATTCAGGCGGCATACCGGAAGTACAGCCGAGGGACCGTGTACGATTACGCGGAACATGTCCGCATGGCGAAGGAACTGGACGCAGACGACAAACTGCCCGCCACGTTCATGGTGGCAGCGCCTGGGAGTTGGACAGACCAGGTGTGGGACGATATCAACCGGATGCGCACCCTTAACACCACGCAGAGCCAGCGCCGCCAGCAAATGCACGTTTGCCCGCTCCAGTTGGATATTGTAGACAGACTTATCAATCGCTACAGCAATCCCGGGGAATTGGTGCTGGACCCCTTCGGCGGACTTGGCACTGTCGCCCTGGAGGCGATGAAGGCCGGGCGGCGCGGGTATACCATCGAGTTGAACAACGGGTATTTCCGCGATGCTGTGGGCTATCTCAAGGAGTACGAGCAGGAAGACATGAACATTTCCCTTTTCGACCTGATGGAGGAAACAAAATGATCTACGCCCAAGAATCCCTCATTGACGAGATCATCGGAGTATGGAGGTGGTGAATGATGCAACACCTCGGTGATATTACAAAGCTCGACGGAGCCACCATCGAGCCGGTGTGGTGCGTGACGGGCGGAAGCCCGTGTCAGGACCTGAGCATCGCGGGAAAGCGTGCCGGTCTCGCAGGTGCGCGAAGCGGTCTGTTTATGGAGCAGATCAGAGTGATAAAGGAGATGCGGGAGCATGACAAACGACTTGGCAGGGCAGGAGAGCTTATTCGCCCGAGATACATGGCGTGGGAAAACGTGGCCGGAGCCTTTAGCAGCAACAAAGGAAAAGACTTCGCAGCCGTGCTCGAAGAGATCATCAAAATCGTCGAGCCGGAAGCCCCCGGTATTGAAGTGCCTGAAAAGGGCTGGCCTACCTGGGGGGGATACCACGATGAAGTGGGAGGACGATGGAGCGTGGCGTGGCGAACACACGACGCGCAATACTGGGGAGTGCCCCAACGCCGTCGTCGTATCTCGGTTGTCGCAGATTTTGGAGGAGACACCGCATCCGAAATACTCTTTGACCGCAAAAGCGTGTCAGGGGATATTGCGGAGAGCGGAGCGGCGGGGGAAGGATTTGCCGAAGCGGCTGAAAGCGGCTTTAATCCGGCAGTCGCAAGGAGCCTCACCGCAAGAGCGGACGGAAGCCCCTGCGCCGACAGAGGCCCCAACATCGTATGCAGTCCGCATCAGGGGGAGCTGTGACGGGGGAGGAAAAGGCGCGTTAGTGCAGACGGAGAAAAGCGGAACGCTGGGCAAGGGGAACGATCAGACGATTTTTACGCCCACGCGGGCGGCGGTAACCAGCGGGACGAACCAAACTCCGTCAGTGGTGGTGCTGGACATGACACACGCCTGTGATGTCATCCGCGAATGCGGAGAGCTGGTCCCGTCGTTGCAAGCCCGTATGGGAACAGGTGGCAATCAAGTGCCGCTGGTGGCATACGGTATCGGCAACGGACAAGCCAACGAAGCCAGTGTTATGGCGGAGGAAGTCAGCCAAACGTTGAACACCATGCGCGATGCTCAAGCAATTTTATACCAGCCCAAAAGTGCGATGGAAGAAAACTGGGCAGAAAGCGAAACGAAGAACGCATTACGCGCAGGAGAAAGTAAAGTGAGCCACGCAGTCGTTTGTGAGGACGTGAGCCACGCACTGCGGGCAAATGCTGGCTGTGCGTACCGGGAGGACGCGGAGACATACCCGGGGCAGAACATGGTGGTGCGTAGATTGACGCCGCTGGAATGCGAACGGCTGCAGGGATTTCCGGACGGCTGGACGGACATCGGCGACTACACCGACAGCACCGGCAAGAAGCGCAAGACCTCCGACAGCGCACGGTACAAGGCACTCGGCAACAGCATCGCGCTGCCGTTCTGGCGCTGGATGTTGGGCCGTATGGCGGCCTATCTGCCGGAGGGCGCAACGCTCGGCAGTCTGTTCGACGGCATCGGCGGCTTCCCACTGTGCTGGGAGAATATACACGGTGCCGGTACGGCAATCTGGGCAAGCGAGATTGAGGAGTTTCCGATTGCCGTGACCAAATTAAGGTTTGGAGGAGCGATTACATGAACATCAACGAGACGTGTGGCGGTGTGAAAGGAGGCCCCGTGAAGCCATCACATAAAGAAATTGCCGAAACCCTGCGAGAATATGCAGAATGGGCTGATGCAAATATCTACGAAGTACCTATTATGCTGCCGGATGATTTGAGAGCGGCGGCTGATATGCTGGAGAAAGGAGAATGATATGGACGCGCTGGAGTTTTTGAGCGAAGCCAAGCGGATGTGTGACCAGCATACGGAACCCTGCAATACATGCGCCGCAAACGAATTTTGTGGCTTTACGCCGGAGTTCCCGAGCGAATTCGGGAAAACGACCCAAATGCAGAAGATGGTGGAACTTGTTGAGACGTGGAGCAAGGAACATCCCCGCAAGACGCGGCAGGATGAGCTCTTGGAGCAGTGGCCCAACGCGCAAGTGGAATTTGGAGTATTGCAGATTTGCCCCAGATCTGTTATGGGGCCGAACGGATGGCGGAAAGATGGGTGTGGCGGAGTGCAGTGTGTCACCTGCCGCCGTGAGTTTTGGATGCAGGAGGTGGAGTGAATGAACGATATCACACGCCAGCCCTGGGCCGAATGGCTGGAAAACTCCCTGAGAACGGTAGTGGACATTGAACCGGTATGCCTGTGTATTGCAGCAACAAAGCCGGATGGGACCGTTTTTACCGGATATTACAACGCCGATGCAACGGATAAGGCCGTGTTTGCGCACAATATCCAGAGCGATGTGACCATGGATATCATCCGGGAGAACATCGGGAAAATCAAGGAGATGCTTGAGGAGAATGACGATGGATAAGCTAAATCCGTGCCCGTTCTGTGGTGGGGACGTTCGCTTCGACAAGGAATACAGCTATTTCAGAGACAATATGATCTACTGCGACGGATGCGACATGGTGTTTACTTTGGACGATTGCGCGGCATCTGACGATGATATCATCAGAGCATGGAACAGGAGGTGCGGAAATGGCTGAACCTAAAAAGCCTTTTTACCGCGACAAGAAATGGAAACTTGGCGGAAGTTACGGCTGGTGGCATATACCGTACTGCCCGCATTGCAAGCGGAAGTTGGGGCTGATGGTAGAAGAGCAGAGGGCTGAAAAATGCCCGATGTGCGGCAAACCGTTAGAATGGGATGGTGCTGACAATGGCTGAATACATCGAGCGCACGGAAGAACTCATGCTTGCCATGAACGCCGGTGCGAGAGCAATCGAGAACACAAGGCGCTATCATGGTGTTGTTTACACCAAAGATGTGTTCTCGGAGAGCACACAGGCCGACGTAGACAAAGCCTACAGCAACGGCATTGTGGAGGGCCTGAGCCGGGGCATAGACCTGATGCTGTATGTCCTGATCGACAAGCACGACGCGCCGATGGACGATGTGCAGCAGCTTGCCGGGGAGCTAAACCACGCCGCTCAGTGCGTGGCGGAAGGGTACGTTACATGGGCAGATATCCGGCAGATGCTCAAAGAGTACGGCGTTGAGACGGCGCTGGAATAGGAGGTACGATGAGCAACAAATATTCTCTCCCCTACGATATCCGCATGGAATGTATCGCCTACGTCAGGGGCTATCCCCGCCGGGTCCGCGCGTACAACGCGGCCCGGGAAGAAGTGTTGGAGTCGTCGGCTTATGCCATGTCCGGTATGCCGCATAGCCCCGGTAACAGCAGGATAGCCGAGCGCAAGGCGGAACGGCTGGCAACCATAGAGAACTGGCCGGAGACAAAGAAAATGCGGGCCGTGGAATACGCCATGGACAACGTGGGCCGGGATATTGCCAATGAGAACGTGCGGCGCAAGCTGGTGTGGGTGATCATGCGGAATTGCGAGAACCGGGACAGATACCCGCTTAGAATCATGGACGGATGCGGATTCAGCGAGAGAACCATGAAGCGCCGCAAAGCTGCATTTTTGTGGCACGTAGCGGATTATTTGGGCCTGGTTTCCTAAAAGTTGGCCCATTAGGCACATAAAAACGTGCTAAAATAGTATCATCGGAGAGTGGAACCAGTCAGCCCACAACCCGAAATTTCATTTTTCTCCTCTTTCTTTCCTCCATAGGTTAAGGCACGGCCGGTAATGGGTGCCTCCGCGCAAGCGGCCCCGCAAGGGTGTTACCGGCATGCAGACACTCACGGGATATCTCGCGGGTGTCTGTTTTTATGCGGGTGTAGCCAAAAGGTAAGGCACGGGACTTTGACTCCCGTATGTGCTGGTTCGACTCCAGCCGCCTGCGCCAAACTCTAAACGGAGTCACCAACGGAGTATAAACAAGTGGGGTAACCGTGGAAACCGGACATATATGCGGCATAGGTACCCCGTAGTGGGAGACCACAGCGAGTGACGGGGGCTTCCCCTGAAGCGCTAAAGCAGGGCAGGACTGCAATGCCGCACCAACCACACAAGCGGGCGAGGAAGCGCGAGAAGTTAAGTACGCACAAGCTATCCGGATAGCGGCGGACAGTTAATCCGCAAAAACAGTGCGTGGCTGATGAAAAGGCGCAGCGCGGTGTGGTACCAGAGGCCGGGTAGCGCCCGGACAATGTGAGACCGTCCGGCATGGCTCACATGCAAATGACAATGGCCGCTGAAAACTGCCGTGGGGATGCGTCCCCCTTGCGATAGCCAATGTGTGGCCGCTTGAAATGCTTGCGGGGCTTCAAGCGCGCATGAGGAGTGACAATCTAAGCGGCAAGCCGAGCAAATGCGGGCGTAGCTCAGTCGGCAGAGCTTTATCGCGTGAAGGGATATGCGATTGAATACCCTTGGTCGCTGGTTCGACTCCAGCCGCCCGTTCCAAAGGGCGTGGTGTAATGGTAACGCGGCGGTCTCCAAAACCGAAGATAGTGGTTCGATTCCACTCGCCTTTGCCAACAACGGGGGCCCCCGACCGGACGAAAAAACGGTGTGATGAAGCGGGAGCCCCCCCGAGTTTCTGCATAACACAGCCCCTCTGCGGGCATACGGCAACACATAGGAGTGCCCAATTGGGCGGGTGAACTTGTGCCATACATAGCGCAGAGGTGGGAGCGCGGCACATAAACAGGAGGAGTCATGAAAATCATTAAGCACGGGAAACAAGATAAATTTGCCCGGGCAGAATGCCCAACGTGCGGGTGCATATTTGAGTTCAATCCGAGAAGCGAAGTTCAATACGTTCAAAATGTTGAGCGCGGCTACATGACCGGTAGAATGATTGTCCGACCGGCAGATGCGTATGTCAGGTGCCCGGAGTGTGACGGATTTTTTGAAATCACCCCAAATATGTTAAGACGGGAAGAAGGTGACATAGATGGCAAGTAAAATCACGCAAGCTATGAGAGAGCAAGTCCTTGCCGACTATGACGCATGTAAGCATATAGCGACTGTGGCAAAACAAAACGGGCTGTCCGAGCCGACTATCCGCAAGATCATCGTACAAGAGCGCGGAGAGAATGCCATCTCACACACCAGGGGAGCGGCATCAGCATCTGTTACGGCCAGGTGTACTGCAACAAATGAAGAGATTTCACAAATCGTTAGGGAATCATTCCAATACTTTAAGAGGTCGTGCGTAAAAACTGATGAGGAATGCGCCGATAAGCTTAACGACTATTTCCAACAGTGTGTAGAGGAAGGACAAATCCCCACGGTGGAGGATATGTGCCTCGCTCTCGGGGCCGTAACTCAAACGGTTTTGGACTGGCAAAAGGGATCGTTGGGCCCCGTGAGGGCTGGCATGATAAAAAAAGCCAAACAAATTCTGGCCGGAATCGACGCAAAACTGGTCTCACAGGGGAAAATTCCGCAGATTACGTACATTTTCCGCGCGAAGAACTTTTTCGGCATGACCGACAAACAAGAGGTCGTTCTCACGCCCAACAATCCCCTTGGAACAGAAACGCCGCCCGAAGAACTTCAGAAGAAGTACATCGAAGCGGCGTCTTGCGACTATGAAACCTGATTTTCTTAGCGACTATTCAGCAACTTTCGGAGTAGGGGCAACGTTTTTCCCGGGTTTATACACGGTTTAGCGACTATCAGCGACTTTCACGCAAAACCGGGCGACTTTCGCAGCGACTTTCGGCGCGAATCCGCCAGATTGAGCGCATGCGCACAGCCGCTTGACCAACTCCCCGCCTTTTCTGCCAGCCGCGCCCTGAGCCGGACGGCGCGCACTGTCTCGCCCGGGATTATGCCCCAGCACCGCAGCATCGCGGGGCCTGTCAATACGATTTGCGGCGGTGCCATATCCAACGGGCCCGGACGCGCCCACGCCGCCACGATCAAGGCGGGAAAAACGGGGCAGCCACACACCGCGCAAACACACTATACCACAACACCCCCGCAAACCACGCTAAAACGCCGCGCACAGCATGTTGCATTGGCGGCGGTATCCCACAATACCACCCAACGCCAAAAGCCCGCAAAACGCCTTTGCGGGCAGGGCAAAAAAATAACCGCCCCGGAATAGCTCCGGGGCGGCCTGTTGCCTGGAAGGTCATCTATAGAGATACTGCCGGATGCAGTATTGAGTGCTGCAATAGCAGGGGAGCAGCACATACAGCTGGCCCTTGCGATTGCCCCCGGCAGCGTGTACCGGCTGCGCGTCGGGGTCTGCCAGGCGGCTAACATATCCGCGCTGGTACTTGGTGTCTGCCGTCTTATATCCGGCCTTGATAGCGTCTACATATGTCATGGTGACATATCCTTTCCGGGGCTCTGCCCCTGTCAGATGGTTGATTACTTGGACTTGCGGACCACGTCGGCCAGGACGGCCAGCGGAAACCAGATGATCAGTAACAAGATAGATAGCAATCCGGCACCCCCTCAGACGAGGCAAAACCGGCGCGCCGTGGTCTGCTTGGTGTACTTGGCGTACAGATCTGGCTGATCGGCCTTGAGGGCCTTAGAGTCCAGCCGGGCCGATGTAACGGCCTTGTAGGTGATCTTGTAATCCAGGCCCGCCAGGGTATCAACCCCGGCGGCGTCCATGTGCTGCTTGATGGAGTCTTGCAAGCTGTCAATCTCTGCGGACAGCTCGTCAGCCATGCGGCGCAGCTCCCTAAGCTCTTGCACCTTGGCGGCAATCTCGTTAGCGCTCATTGCCGCACCTCCTTGCAAGCGGTGACGACAGCGCAGGCCGCGCAATACAGGGCGCGGGCCTGGACATCCAGCCAGGACTCCCGACAATTCGGGTTGCGCTCGCCGCCGCGAGTCTTGCGCAGCTCGGAGGGTGTGCATAGCCGCTCGGCAATGTCTCCGTCATACACCAGGGAGCAACCGCCGTAACTGTACTCGCTCCAGTCCCTGGCCCCGTCCAACATCCACTTGCGGAGCTGGGCGACATCCTCGGGGCCGTGACCCTCATAAGCCGCGCGACCGGCTACGCTGTCCAGCAGCTCCAGCGCGTAAGCGGAGACACCGCGCCGCCATGCGCTGCGGGCTGGCGTGGCCTTGATCTGCTCACGCACCGCGCTATAATTGATATCCATCATAATATACCTCCCGGCCTTTTGCTGGCCCTATCTCTTGACCAGGTAGCCCGGGCGTGGTACACTGTACGCGCTGGGCCTCTGGTCTGGTGTGGGGGCTGCTCCGGGGCTTGGTAGGCTGTAACCGGCGCGGCCCTCTCTCTACGCTGATATAATATCACGATGGGGGCAGTATGTCAATACCTTAATTAGCAATTTTGCAATATTGCAATGGATTATTTGCAAGGCATGCGCAACGCGCCGCCGGTGTTGCGCATGGGTATACCTTTTGCCATGCGCGGGAGGCGTGGCCGGGCGGGGGTGGGGGATATCGTGGGCGGGAGCGGGGCCGGGTAAGCCTCAAAATGCCCGCAAAAAACAAAAGAGAAAAAAATACCTGCGCATTGCATAAACTGAAATTGACATATTGACACACCCTTGCAGACGTGATATAATCACGGCAAAGGAGGGACGAAAAATGAAAGTAGGATACGTCCGTGTGTCAACGAAAGAGCAAAACACAGCAAGGCAGGAAATCACGATGGAAGCGCTCGGCGCGGAGAAGCTGTTTGTAGACAAGTGTAGCGGCAAAAATACTGACCGGCCAGAACTGAAGAAGCTGTTGGCGTTTGTGCGCGAGGGCGATACCGTGGTTGTGAGCGAGATCAGCCGGTTTGCAAGAAATACGCGCGATTTGCTAAACCTTGTTGACCAACTGACAGAGAAGGGTGTACAATTTGAATCACAGAAGGAAAAGATAGATACCACCACCCCGGCGGGCAAATTTATGCTGACGGTATTTGCGGCAGTGAGCCAGCTGGAGCGTGATTATATCAAATCCCGGCAGAAAGAGGGCATCGATGCGAAAAAGGAGCGCGGCGAGTATGTAGGCCGTCAGGCTATCCCGGTGGACAGGAAGAAGTTTGAACAGGAATACGACCTTTGGAAATCGGGCCATATCACCGCCAAAGCGGCTATGGGTCATTTGGGACTGAAGCCGAACACATTCTACCGGCGTGTTAAGGAATACGAATCCGGCGAGATGAAGTAATTCCCCCGGCCACCCGGGAGAAAATAAATGTGGAGGAAAAGGAAAATGAGAGCAAAGAGAGTGTGGGCAGTGCTGCTTGCCATCATGGTGGCGGCAATTGCTATGGTCGGGTGCGGAGGCACCGTGGACCAACCGGATGACGGCGAGACCGGAGGTCAGACCGTTGAGAAGGTCGTGTATGACGGCCAGACGTTCAAGGCAACGTACCTGGGCATCACGGAACTGGATTCCGTGCCGGGTGTTTGCTACATCCAGATGAAATTCGAGAACAAGACGGACCAGGAAATTACGGTATATCCGCAGGACAGCTCTGTGAATGATACGATGGTCCAATATCTGGGCGGAGTCCCCGCAACAATGCAGGGCGGGAAAAACATCAATTATTCCATGTTTTTCTACCTTGAAAAGGCTGGCCTGTCCGACATTTCCGAGGTCAAAACGCTTGAGTTCAAACTGACCGCTGATTTCAACGAGACCTCTGACACGATCACAATCAACGTGGGCGAGTAACCTATACAAGCAAAATAGAAGAGACGAGTTCTTTCGGGAACCCGTCTCTTTTTATGCAAAAATGGAGGCCGCATGGACTACGCAAAACTATCAGAACGCATAAAACAGCATATTGCGCGGAATCCGTTCGACCACGTGCCGTACATGGACCTTCTGTCCGTATGCCGACAACTGGAACCGGATGATTTCACCCTGGCCCATGAGCTGAGCAAGGATTTGCGAAAAATGAGTTCTGCGGCCCTGCACACATGCAACGCAAAGGCGGCGGATTCTCTGTTTGACGTGTACAAAAAGGCCATGTGCTTTGACGCACCGCACGATTTCGACACGTTTCTGCTGTATATCGAGATGAACCGCAAGCCGGAGAAGAAGTTCTACGCACCTAGGCGGCATTATCTGCGGCCTATTGTGGCGGCGTATCAGGAGGTTTTGGACGGAAAACTGCGGCTGTTGACGCTGTCGATGCCAAAACGCGCCGGGAAATCCCAGTTGGGCATCAATTTCGTCAATTTTCTGTCTGGGCGGGAACCGGACAAGTCGTCCCTAATGGAAGGGACGGGGGACGATCTGGTGAAAAGCTTTTATTCCGGGTGCCTGGAGTATCTGCAAACGCCAAATGAATATTTATTCTATGACGTTTTTCCCAATTCTCCGCTGGTGCAGACCAATGCGGACACAAAGATACTGAATCTGCGGTCAAAATCCCGCTTCCCCACAGTCATGTGCCGATCCATTGACGCAAGACAAGTGGGCTTGTCGGAGGCTACGAACGTCCTATATCTGGATGACTGCGTAGAGGGACGCGAGGAAGCAAAAAACCGCCAGAGACTGGACGATAAGTGGGAGATCATATCCGGCGATATCCTGGGCCGAGCCATTGAGGGAACCCCCATTGTCGCCACGGGGACCCGATATTCCCTGTATGACCCCATCGGCCACCTCCAAGAGGAAGCACAAAAAGGCGGCTGGGCGTGGAAAGCCATTGAAATACCAGCACTTGACCCCGTTACGGACGAGAGTAACTACGAATACGAACGGGACGGGAAAAAGGTGTTTACTACAGCGTATTTCCGCGAACAGAGGGAGCTTTTGAGCGCGGAGCAATTTGAGAGTGAATTCCAGCAGCAGCCCTTTGAAGCAAAGGGGCTGCTTTTTAACAAGGATGAGCTGAATTATTTCTTTGAACTCCCCACAGGCCGTGATCCGGACGCCGTTATTGCCGTGTGCGACACCGCAGAAAGCGGAAGCGACAGCACCGCCCTTCCCGTTGCGGCGCTGTACGGGGATGAAGTGTATATCGTGGACGTGGTGTTTGATGATTCTCCACCGGACGTCACAAAGCCAGAATGCGCCAGGTGCCTGATCGACAACCGCGTTGCGGACGCGCTGTTTGAAAGCAACAACGCGGGCATGTATTACGCCAGAGACGTTGCGGAAATCGTCCGGCAGCGTGGATATAGCGTTGGAATACGTACAAAAAGGACCATTTCCAACAAACAGACGCGAATTGAATTTGCGTCCGACAACATCAAGAAACACTTCTGGTTCAAGCATCCGTCCACCTATAAGCGGGGCAGCCAGTACTTCAATTTCATGAAGGAAGTCACCACTTACACCCGGAGCGGCAAAGTGCCGCACGATGACGCACCGGATGCCCTGTCCCTGCTTGAGAACGAAATCCGGATGCGAGTGGGCGGCAAAGTGGAAGTGTTCAAGCGGCCATTTTAAGGGGGTGTGCCAATGAATCTTTTTGGTCGGAAGGTTATCTACACGGACGTTGAGCACGTCACCCGGGGAAATGTGGTGGATGTTTTGCAAAGGGCTATGCCCATCCACCAAATGAACCGGGCGGATATTGAGTATCTTTACAGGTATTACAAGGGAGACCAGCCCATTTTGGGCAGGGTAAAGGACGTCAGGCCGGAAATCAACAACAAGATTGTTGTGAACCGGGCGAACGAGATTGTTTCGTTCAAGGTCGGGTATCTTCTGGGTGAGCCTGTGCAGTACGTCAGCAGGGGGAACGATGAATCTGTCGCTGAAGGCGTGTCCAAGCTCAACGATTATGCGCTTTCGGAAGACAAGGCCGCAAAGGACAAGGAGCTGGCGGACTGGTTCCATATTTGCGGCACGTCTTACCGCATGATTCTGCCGGACAGAATGGCGGACGTGGAGGAAGATGAATCTCCGTTTGAGATTTTTACACTGGACCCTCGCAACACCTTTGTGGTGTACTCCAGCGGATTAGGTCACCGTCCCATTCTGGGCGTGACGTATGTGCAGAAAGAGGACAATACCGTTGTTTTCTGCTGCTATTCCGAGGATACGTATTTCGAGGTGACGGAAACCTGGGACGTGAAAGCGGAGCCGCAGATTTTGGGAATCCCCATTATCGAGTACCCCGCCAATGAAGCCCGGTTGGGCGCTTTTGAAATCGTGCTCCCCCTTCTGGACGCTATCAACAACGTCCAATCCAACCGCATGGACGGCGTTGAACAGTTTGTCCAGGCGCTGATGCTGTTCCACAACGTGGACATTTCGTCCGAAGATTACAAGAATCTGAGGGCAGAAGGTGCTATTAAGTTCAAGGACATTGACGCGACGCTCAAGGCTGACGTTGGGTACCTGACGGCGGAGCTGAACCAGACGCAGACCCAGACTTTGACGGATGACATGTACGACACCGTTCTGACAATTTGCGGAATGCCGAACCGGAATGGAGGGTCCTCAACCAGTGACACCGGATCTGCGGTCATTATGCGCGACGGATGGTCGTCGGCAGAGGCGCGGGCAAAGGATTCCGAACAGATGTTCAAACGGTCCGAAAAGCAGTTTCTGAAAATTGCCATCAAAATCTGCAATAATCTGCGGGCACTTTCTTTGAAAATGTCCGCCCTGGAAATCCGGTTTACGCGACGGAATTACGAAAATATCAGCGAAAAGGCCAGTGTTTTGGTAGCCATGCTGAACAACGGGAAAATTGCCCCACAACTGGCATTTACACACTGCGGCATGTTCTCCGATCCTCAGCTTGCGTACAAAATCAGCGCGGAATATGCCGAAAAGCAAGAAGAAAAGGAACTATCGACAGGGAAGTCGTTAAAACGCAACGGGGAGACAACCTCGGAAAAAACGGAAAACGGTGCGGAGGGAACCGCCGAAAAAACGCAGGAGGTATCAACATGAAAATCGACACCAGCAGAATCGAAGGTTACGCAGATATGTCCACCGAGGACAAGCTCAAAGCCTTGGAGGGCTTTGAGTATGAGGACAACGCCGCAGAGCTTTCTCGGCAGAAAAACGCTATTTCCAAGGCAAACTCCGACGCCGCCCAGTGGAAAAAAAAGTACAACGACATGCTTTCCGAGGACGAGCGCAAAAAGCAGGAGCAAGCCGATAGCATTGCCGCCATGCAGAAAGAGCTTGACGAGCTGAGAACGGCAAAGACCGTCTCTGAGTACAAGGCCAAGTTCGTGGCGCAGGGCTATGCAGAGGACCTGGCAAGTGACACTGCCAAAGCTCTGGCGGCTGGTGATTCCGCAAAGGTCTTTGCGAACCAGCAGAAGTTCTTGGACGAGTATGCCAAGAAGGTAAAGTCCGACATCCTCAAGGGCACTCCCGCGCCGCACGGCGGTGCCGGTCCCGTTGGAGTTGATTACGGCAAGAAGATCGAGGAGGCGCGTGCAAGCAAGAACTATGCGGAAATCGCTTATTACACGCGCCTGAAGGCACAAGAAGAATCCGCAAATAACAAATAAAAGGAGTTAAGACATGGCAGATACTTTTGCTACCAGTTTTGCAACGCTGAACTATTCCGGCATGCTCTTTAACAAGGGCAATACCAAGACCCCCCTGAGTTCCATTATCGGTTCCCGGGCTAAGGTGACGAACCACGTAGAATTTGTTACCGGCCAGGAGTACACCACCGGCGGCGGAGAACAGCCCGCCATCTCCGAGTCTGCGTCTTTGACCGCCCCCGATGCTTCCATTGTGACCCGGGAGCAGAAAACGAACGTTACCCAGATTTTCCATGAGGCTGTCGGCATTTCCTATGCCAAACAGTCCAATATGGGCACCCTGTCTGGCCTGAACGTGGCTGGTCAACAGGCAAACCCCATTAATGAACTGGACTTCCAGGTGGCCGCTAAAATGCAGAAGATAAACCGCGACATTGAATACACGTTTATCAACGGCGTGTATAACAAGGCCACCGATGACACCAAGATCAACAAGACCCGTGGGCTTGTCACCGCAGTTACCACCAACGTCACGGCCATGGGCAGCAAGCCTCTGGGCCTGTGGGAAATTGCCGACATGGTGAAGAAGATCTATGGGCAGAACGCCCCCACCGATGGTCTTTGCCTGTGGTGTGACGCTGTGACCATGTTCCAGGTCAACGCCGACGCTGTTCAGAACGGCCTGACCGTGGTTCCCGTTTCGCGTGAAATCAACGGCATTTCCCTTTCCAGCGTGGTTACTCCCCTGGGCGTGGTGTATCTGTACCTTGGCGAGTGCCTGCCCGCTGGCACCGCTCTGCTGCTGAACCTGGACGTTATTTCCCCCGTGTTCCAGCCCGTGCCCGGCAAGGGTAACTTCTTCCTGGAACAACTGGCAAAGACCGGCGCGGGCGAGAAGTATCAGCTGTTCGGCCAGATCGGCCTTGACCATGGCCCTGAGTGGTATCACGGCAAGTTTACCGGCATTGCCACCACCTTTACCAAGCCCACCTACAGCCGCAGCGTGTTCATCGCCAACGACGCCAGCAATCCAGTTAACACCAAAGCTGTCACCGGCTGATCTGGAGGTATGAGATGCGCGACGAAGAAAAACTGGCCATGCTGGGAGACATGACCGGAGAGACAAGCGAATCGATTCTCTCTGCGTATCTGAATATTGCGGCCAGCAAGATTCTCCGCAGAGCGTTTCCGTTCGGGACAGATGCCACTGCTGTCCCCGCATGCTACGAGATCAACCAAATTGAGATCGCCGCATATCTCATCAACAAGCGCGGAGCAGAGGGGGAAACAGCGCATAGCGAAAATGGCGTTTCCAGGTCTTATGAGGGCGGCGATGTGCCGCCTTCTCTTATGCGGGAAATCGTGCCGTTTGCGGCCACCATGTGAGGTGCAAGGATGAAAATCATGAACCGAAACAAAAGGCCGTGCTGGTATCTTTTGTACCGAGGGACAGAACTGGAGAAGGACGCTAATGGCTACGAAACCGGAGAAAAAAGCGTGAAATATGCGGACCCAGTGAAAATGGAAGCCAATATCTCCCCGGCTGCTGGGTATGCTCAGATTCAGCAGTTTGGGCAGTTCATCTCCTATGACAAGGTAATTATCACAGATGATATGACCTGCCCAATTGACGAAAACGCAGTACTTTTTATCGACAAAAAGCCGGAATATAAAGACGGAAGGCCACTTTATGACTACGTTGTAAAGCAAATTGCCAAGTCTCTGAATTTGGTTTCCATCGCCGTCAGCAAGGTGAATGTGTCGTGAAAAGGACTGTAAAGACGGCGCTGTCCGCTGCGGGCATTCAACGAATGATTGACGTAGTCGAGGATTACCGGACATGGCTGGAGGACCGGGCGAATGTGCTTCTCCGAGAGCTTTCTTCCATGGGGTATGATATCGCATCTGCGAAATTTGAGTCTGCTGTATACGACGGGACAAACGACGCGAATGTAAAAATCGAAGAACGGGACGGACGCACGGCGGCGGTAGTAGCTGTCGGTGCGTCCGTCCTGTTTATTGAATTCGGCACTGGCGTTATGTACCCGGACAACCACCCGGAAGCCGCGCGAAACGGCATGGTTCGCGGCGCTTACGGAAAGGGTCACGGCAAGCAAAGGACGTGGGGCTACTACGGGGACCCCGGAACAAACGGAGTTGAGAAAACGAACCCCAAAACCGGCAATACGGTGGTTCTTACTCACGGCAACCCGGCCAATATGTCTATGTACGACACGGTAAAGGAGCTTTCAGACAGGCTCCCAGCCCTGGTCAAGGAGGTGTTCCGATGATCGACATCGAAAGCAAGGTGTATACGCCCATCGCGGAACAGCTCCGCGAAAAATACCCGGGCATTGACGTGGCCGGGGAGTACATCAATGCACCCCCTAAATTCCCACATGCCAGCATTGTGGAGCAGGACAATTACACCGCCGCAAATCGATTAGATTCATCCGAAAGCGAGAGATATTCCGTACTGATGTACGAGGTAAACGTTTACTCCAACAAAACTGGCGGGAAAAAGAGTGAATGCCGTTCCATCATGGCAGACATCGACAGAATGATGTATGCGCGCAACTTCACAAGGATTTCCATGTCACCGGTCCCGAACATGGAAAACGCCTCTATCTACCGTCTTGTTGCCAGATACAGGGCGGAAACAGACGGGGCCACTATTTTCAGACGATAACAGAAAGGAATGATGACCTATCCCTATCTCTACTTACAAGGTTTTCCTGATGCACAAGGATACCAGCGCCGCGTCGTGGTCGAAGCTGATCGACATCAAAGAGTTTCCCGACCTGGGCGGCGACCCCGACATGCTGGAAACCACCACGCTTTCCGACAAGATGCAGACGTTCATCGCGGGCATCCAGTCCATGGACGGCCTGTCCTTCACCGCCAACTACGCCTTGCCCGATTATAAGGCGCTCAAGGCGCTGGAGGGCAAGCAGGAGGATTACGCCGTATGGTTCGGCGGCACCGAAAGCGCTGGAACGCTGACTCCTTCCGGTTCCGACGGCAAGTTCAGCTTTAAGGGTGAGTTGTCCGTGTACCCCACTGGAGGCGGTGTCAACGAAGTTGTGGGCATGGCTATCACCATCGCTCCCTCGACCGTAATCAACCTGGAGAACGAATAAGGAGGAAACAGAACATGGCAAAGACGCTTACTGTTAAGGACCCCGTGACTGGCATTGCGTACACCCTGGAATATACCCGGAAGACCGTGGAGCTGATGGAGAAAGAAGGGTTTGTTGCGACCGAAGTCGAAAACAAGCCTATGACCAGTCTTCCCGCGCTGTTTGCTGGAGCTTTTAAGGCTCATCATCGGTTTGTTAAGCGCGATGTGATCGACAAGATTTACGCGGGTATGTCCAAGAAGGACGAACTGATCGGCAAGCTGGTTGATATGTACAACGACCCCATCATCGCCCTGCTGGACGAGCCTGCGGAAAGCGAGGAAAACCCTACCTGGACGGCGAACTGGTAAACGAGTCGCCGTCGAATAAAGAGGGGGAGCCAATCCCCCGCTATTCCGATAAATTCTATGAGCTGTTTCCATATTATCTGGCCATTGGTATGACCTATAGCCAGTACTGGGACGAGGACTGCGAACTGGTCAAATATTACAGGGAAGCAGCGAAGATCAAACGCGATTTGACAAATCAAACCGCATGGCTGCACGGTGCATACATTTATGAAGCCGTGGCGGACCTGGCACCCATTCTCCGCATGGGCGGCAAGAAAGGTACCAGGCCAAAGCCGTACCGCGATTCCCCATACGACCTGTATGTAAAGAGCGAAAAGCCTAAAAAACAGGAGCAAGGCGACAAGAAAGCGCGGTCCGCCATGGAGATGTTTATGATCGCGAACAACAAACGATTTGAACAGGGAGGTGGTAAGAATGGCGGATAATGTGGAAATCCAGGGTATTGAGTTTCAAATTAAGGAAAACAGCGACAGCACCGTAGCGTCCCTGGAAAAGCTGCAAAATACCCTGGTTCGTCTGAAAACGGCCACGTCCGGGGGCGTGTCGGCTTTGCGCACTACTGCCAGGCAGTTGGACTCCCTGAACAAGGCCCTGGAGAACACCAGCGCAGATAAACTCCAGAGGATCCGGTCCTTGACCAGCGGACTGAAAAGCCTGAGTGAGGTCAGCGCCGTCAGAATCTCCAGTTCCGTGCCGAACCAGATCGCCGCACTATCTACGGCGCTGAGCCAAATCAAGACAACGGACGGCGATAAGCTGATTGCCCTTGCAGACGGTATGCGCCCACTCTCCGAACTGGGACGATCCCATCTCACATCGTTTATTAGCCAACTCGGCAAACTCCCGGAGGTTATGCGTGAGCTTGATGCGGCGGACTTGGATAAGTTTAACCGCCAAATGAAGGAGCTTGCGGCGGCGATTCGCCCGTTGTCTGATGAGATGCAGCGGCTCGGAACGGGATTTGCTGCGCTACCCGCCAGACTCCAGCGGGCCATTACGATGGTAAACCAGTACAGCACCGCCGTGCAGCGCGGGACGCGCAGAACGAGCATGTTCAGCAGAGCTACGGGCATGATTCGGTTCGGAATTTTGTATGCTGGGCTGCGGCGCGTGGCGGGCCTTATCGGAACGGCTATCACGGAATCCAACACGTACCAGGAGGACCTGAACCTGTTCAACGTCGCACTGGGTAAATACGCAAAGGAAGCGCAGAACTACGCAGAAAAAGTATCTTCTGTGATGGGCATCGACCCGGCGCAGTGGATGCGGAACCAGGGCGTGTTCCAGACACTTTTGACCGGATTCGGCGATACAGAGGACCGGGCATACACTATGAGCAAAAACCTGACAAAGTTAGGCTATGACCTGTCCTCTTTCTTCAATATCTCTATTGAGGACTCCATGCAGAAGCTGCAATCCGGCATTGCAGGCGAACTGGAGCCCTTGCGAAGATTGGGCTATGACCTGTCTGTTGCGCGATTGCAGCAGGAAGCGCTGAATCTTGGTATTACCAAGAGCGTTTCCGCCATGAATCAGGCGGAAAAAGCAGAACTGCGGTACTACGCTATTATGACACAGGTGACTACCGCACAGGGCGACATGGCCCGAACCCTGGAAGCTCCCGCGAACCAGCTGCGTGTGCTTAGAGCGGAAATCACTCAGGTGTCCCGTGCAATCGGCAATCTGTTTATCCCGATTCTGACTAAGGTTCTGCCTTATGTCATTGCGTTTCTGCAAATTGTCCGCGAGTTAGCGAACTCGCTGGCTAAACTGTTCGGGTTTGAGCTTACGGACGTTGACTGGGATGGCGTGAATCGTGGAGCTGTTGCCGCCGGGGAGCTTTCGGACAACATGGATGCAGCGGTAGATGCTGCCAAGGAGTTCAAGCGCTACACCATGGGCTTTGACGAATTGAACATCCTGCCGTCCAACGCGGGTTCTTCCGGCAAAACGGATGCTGGCATTACCGGCTCTGGTGGACTTGGAATTAATTTGCCCGAGTACGGTTTCCTGGCTGGGGAGGTTCAAAGCAAGGTTTCTGAGATCAAACAGACAATCGAAGACAACATTGCAGAAATCAAAGCCACATTAGGCGCGGCCGATTTTGTTATTGGCGCGATTCTCGCTTTTACCGGGATTAACGTGCCCGCCGGAATCGCCATGATGGCAAGCGGCCTTGCGCTGATGATTTCCGGCAACGAAGATAACCCGGACGCCGTAAAGAATGTTTTGGAAAATGCCATCGCAAACATTGACCTTGTAAGCGGAACTGCGGCGCTGGTTATCGGCGCAATCCTTGCTTTTTCCGGGGCAAATATTCCCATCGGCATCGGCCTTATGGCATTTGGTGCAACGGAGCTGATTGCGTCTCAAACCCTGACGTGGGATAAACTGTCGGAAGATGTCCGACAAATCATCGGCGGGCTGGTCACATTCGTTGCACTGGGCGCACTGGCGGTAGGCGCTATTTTGGCCTTCTCTGGGGCGAATATCCCGCTGGGTATTGCCTTGATGGTGGCTGGTGCGTTCGTGCTGGCCACAGCAATTGTTCCAAAGTGGAACGAAATGCCTGATTCCGTGAAAAAAACAATCACCACCGTTATGGTGATACTTGGTGCCGCGCTGTTGGTACTCGGCGCGTTGCTTACGTTTACCGGGGTAAACATCCCTCTGGGCATTGCTCTGATGGTAATCGGAGCGGCAAGCCTCGCGACAGCTGCGGCGCTGAACTGGGACGCCGTCTCAAAGTTCCTGAAAAAGTCGATTTCTTATATTGCGGGTATTGTTGGCGGTGCACTTATGGTTCTCGGCGTTTTGCTGCTCCTGTCTGGCGCGGGAATTGGACTCGGCCTTGCCGTGCTTGCCGCCGGGCTTGCATCATCTCACGCCGCATGGAAGCTGGACGACAACCCTATTACCCGATTTGTAAAGAAGATGGCCAACGGGATTATCTCCATCGTCAATGTCGTGATTGATGCGGTAAATGAGATGTTCCACCTGGACTTCAAGGGTCTGAAAATCGGCGGCGTTCAGATTATACCGGCTTTCAATAAGCGATTGGTAAACATCCCGAAGATCAAACAGTTTGCCGAGGGCGGTTTTCCCAACGAGGGCCAGTTGTTTGTTGCCCGTGAAGCTGGCGCGGAGATGGTGGGCAACATTGGCAGACGGACAGCCGTTGCAAACAATGACCAAATCGTTTCCGCCGTGTCTGACGGCGTGTACCGCGCTGTAATGTCCGCTATGTCCAATAAGGATGGAGTGTCCGGGGATATTAACATTACTATCAATATGGACGGCGATGTGGTGTATCGCAACGTCGTAAAGAAGAACAAAGAGGTGGTCCGGGCAACCGGCAAATCTCCCCTGTTTGCGTAAGGAGGGCACATGGCAATCATCACGGTAAAAAAGAAAGACGCAACCACTGTGCCGCTCCCTGACCCCAAGTCTTTTTCCTGGGGATTACAGGACGTAGATGCAGACGGTTCCGGAAGAAACCAGAATGGTGATGCGTTCCGCGACAGGGTAGCCAGGAAACGGAAGTGGACCATGGAATGGCCCCCTCTGACTGCTGAACAATGCTCCACAATCCTGAAAGCCGTCACGGACGTATTTTTCCAGGCGACAGGGCCAGATGCGGAGGACGGTACAAACCGCACCATGACATGCTATGTGGGCGACAGGACTACGCCCATGTATTCTTGCATCAATGGGGAATGGAGATGGGAAAGTCTGTCCATGAACTTCGTGGAGAGGTGACGCCATGTACAATGTCTCCACCGCATTCCACACCGCATTTGCGGATTATGGCCGCGAGATCAAAGCCAAGGTGATTTTCAACGGGCAGACAGAGCTTGACGGAAACTACGTTCAGGAGATCACCGCAACACCGGCGTTTGATTCTTCAGACGGTATTTCCGTCGGCTCTGCCTGTTCCGGGCGGTGCAAAATCCGCATTTACAAGCCGGACGAGCCGTTGCAGTTGTCCGGTGGGTACTTTGTTCCGTATATCGGCATCTACGTTCCTGGCGGCGATACAGGCACGACAGCCATCGCCGGTCAGGCTGTGGCCGGTAAGGCAATTGTCGGCGTAAGCACCGCAGCGTCTGTGGTGGAATATGTCCCCCTGGGGCGATACTACATTCCCGCAGACGGCGTGGATAATTTGGCGTACGGTTGGGAAATCACCGGCTATGACCAGATGGCATCCTTGACGGAACAGTACACCCCGCAAATTGAGTTCCCCGCCACGCCAGATGCTATGCTGACGGACTTGTGTGCGCAAAGCGGCCTGACTCCCCCAACGGTGATTTTCCCGGATATGACAATCGAGTCTGTGTTTGAGGGGACCATCCGGCAGCAGCTGGGGTGGCTGGCTGGACTGTGCGGACAGTCCGCGCACTTCGACCGGGACGGCAATCTGGTGTTTAAGTGGTACGCAAAGACTACTTTTCAGGTCAGCCGGGAACAGCAGTACATGTCCGGCCTGACCCGCACGGCAGACGGCTTGTACACGGTATCCAGTCTCACCACCGGAACGGAAGATGAACCCATTACATCCGGCACCGGATTGGGCATTACGTCCACAAACCCATACATGAACCAGGCCGTTGCGGACCTGATTCAGCCGGAGGTAGAGATATCCTTTCAGCCTTGCGATGTAAAATGGCGCTGCGACCCGTCTGTTGAAGTGGGAGACGTTATCCAGGTGGAGGGCGATACCGACGAGTGGCTGGATGTGTGCGTTATGGAACAGGAAATCCACCTGTACGGCGGCCTGTCCTCTACGATGCACAGTTACGCCCCACAGGACGCAGATTACGCCATGGAAAGCCCTACAGAGCAACGCATTAAGCGGGCTTATGAGGGCCTTACCAAGGCCATGCAGAACGCCACGCAGAAGATCATCGGGGCAAAAGGCGGGTATTATGAACTGACTCTGGACGATCAGGGCTTCCCCGTCGGGTGGACCCTGCGAGATACGCCCACCATTACGCCCAATACACGGATGTGGATTATGTCCACAGGCGGGCTGGGATTCTCCAAGGACGGCGGAACTACCATTTCCGGTGTTGCCTTGACCATGGACGGCGAGATCAACGCAAATGTCATCACCGCCGGGCAAATGTCCGCAGAAAGAGTCACCGTCAACGGCCAGACGCTTTCTGACTTCATCGACGCCAGTATCGACGATGACGGCCATCCGGTGCTGCGTATCGGGTCATCTGCATCAGAAATCGTTCTGAAAGAGTACAACGACAAAATCGGATTCTACGATACGGCCGGCACGTTACTGGCGTACTGGAACAACAACAGCTTTGAGCTGGTGGAACTGAGCAAGTTCCGCCTGGGACCCATGGGCATTGTCGTGCAGCCTAACGGTTCCGTGTCCTTCGTGGGGGTGAATTGATGGCAAGCATTTATGGGCCGGTATCAGCCACCGGCTGGCAATTGCGGCTGGATTACAGCGTATCCCAGAGCATCGCGGACAACAAGTCCACGCTGGCCCTTACGCTGTACATCTATGACGGCACCGGCGAGAGCTACAACCTGGACGCCAATAGTTGCTATTACACTCTGCAAGGCACCAAGGTTTATAACCCGTACCGGTACAATTCCAGGGGCTGGTACAAGCTGGGCAGCAAGTCCATCACCGTGGCCCATAACAATATGGGCAAGGGGTCTGTGGTTCTTTCTGCGGACTGGCACAGTGGGTTTACATCATCCTACACACCGTCCAGCCTGACGGTTTCAGGCACGGTCAATCTCCCGGATATCCCCCGGGCATCTTCCGTTTCAGCGACCGGGCTTGTGCTGGGTTCTGCCGGTTCACTTACAGTGACCCGGGCCGTGAGCACTTTTACGCACACCATCAAACTCAAGTGTGGCTCTGCGGCACAGGTAACTGTGGTGACAAAATCCAGCGCCATATCCATTCCGTACACGCCGCCCTTGGATTGGGCCGCGCAGAATACGTCCGGAATCTCCGTAAACATCGCGGCGGAGATCACCACCTACAACGGGGACACCGTGGTGGGCACCAATACGACCACGCTGACGGCATCCATCCCTGCATCGGTAAGACCCACCCTGTCCGTGAGTCTGTCCGACACCTCCGGATATCTGCCCACATACGGCTGGGTACAGGGCAAGAGCACTTTGAAAGCTACGTTTGCTGCCGCTGGGTCTTATGGCAGTACCATCAAGGTCAAGTCTCTGACCATCGGCGGAAAAGCCGCCAGCCCGGACGGGGCCAACGTACTTACAGGAAGCGGCACAATGGCCGTTGTAGCCACCGTCACGGATAGCAGAGGGCGCACGGCATCTGTTACCCAGAACATCACCGTGAACGCGTACAGCGGCCCAGTGGTCCAGGATTTGACCTTTGTGCGCGGCTCTTACGCGAACAGCGTGTGGACGGATAACGCCATGGGCGCGGACATCAAGCTGACGTTCACCCTGTCCCTCCAGCTGACCGGGAACAAGGCATCTGTGGAAATTACCGGCGCGCCCACGCTGACCGACCAGACCAGTGGCGCGAAGATTGTGTATCTGGTTGCCTTTGGTACGGACACGACCAGCGTTGTACAGGTCAAAGCTGCGGATTCCCTGGGTACCACGGTAACGCGGGAGATCACCATCCCCACCGTTTCGGTCCCCATGAACATGAGTTTTTCCCTGCCCGGGGTATGCTTCGGCGGCGTGGCGGAACACGAAAAGGTGGTGGAGTTTAAATGGCCCATCCTGTATTTGGGGAAATCTCTATTGGACTACCTCCACCCCGTCGGCAGCATCTACCAGTCCACAGATTCCACCTCCCCGTCGGAACTGTTCGGCGGGATGTGGGAGCAGGTCAAGGACGTATTCCTGCTGGCGGCGGGTGACTCCCATGCCGCTGGCTCTACCGGCGGCGAGGAGGAGCACGTCCTGACGGCGGCGGAGATGGCAAACCACACCCACGGCTACGATTACACGGGCCAGAGCATTACGGAGGGCGTCAACGCCATCCGCCTATATGAAGCTGCGAGTACCCAGTACAACGCTTACACGGGCAAGGCTACGTCCGATTGCGGGGACCAGCCCCACAACAATATGCCGCCGTACCTGGCCGTGTACACATGGCGCAGGACGGCATAAAGGAGTGTATTACATGCCTGATATCAACATTACCGTCACCGATAAGCGCCCGGTATGCACCGCCGGGACGACCGTTGTGTGCGACAACAGCGATTATATCGTACACTGGGGCCTGGACGAGGAATGGAGCGCATACGACACCAAGACCATGCGCGTGATCTACATGGACGGCACCTACACCGACACCGTGTTTACCGGTGACAGCGTGGCTCTGCCTCCGGTGCCTGTGCCCGGGTGTGTGCAGATCGGACTCTACGCCGGGGACATCCACACCAGCCGCATGGCGCTCTTGCGGGCGCTGTCATCCGTGCGGTCTGCCAGCGGCGCTCCCGCCAACCCCACGCCAGACGTGTACGACCAGCTGATGGAGCTTATCAAGGGGATGGGTGGCGTAGACCCGGATGACATCGCCAAGGCGGTTGCTGATTATCTGGCCGCACACCCAATTAAGGCAATTGCCGGATAAAGGAGGATTAAAGATGGCGCTTGAAAAGGTAAATTATGTAAGTGGACAAACAATTATAACTGCGAAAAACTTAAATGATATACAAGATGCCGTCCTCGCCTTAGAAAGCAAGGACGGCGTGGGAATGGGCATCACCGGCGCAACGGTCGGCCAGATTGCCAAGGTTGCTGCGGTGGACGCATCCGGCGTGCCCACCGCGTGGGAGCCGGTGGATATGGCGTCAGGCGGAGGCGGCGAAACGTGGGAAAAGCTCGTTGACGCATCTCTCGCGGAGTCGGTCGATTCGGTAACTTATACTTTTGACAATTGCAAAAAGGTCAAAGTGCTTATCGCACCCACGATTGCTAGTGGTGAGGCTTACTCTGGATGGACACGGATTTCCATCAACAATGTTTCGTACCCGTTGTTCAATTACAACGTCAATTCCATCAAAGGAATATACTTTGCAGTTGACAGTGTATACCCGCCATATGTACAGGCAAGCCTTGGTACCAATAGTAACGTTATTGCATATGGATTTATCGGTGGCTCCAGACCACAGCGTTGGAAAACATCGCTCCCAATGGCGTAACTGAGCTTGGGTGCCAGACAGCGGAGCTGCTTAAAGCCGGAACAAAAATTGAGATTTGGGGTGTAAAGTCATGAGAATCTGCGAGAACGGCATTTACCGCGACATGACCGCCGAGGAAGTCGCGGAGCTGGAAAAGTTGGCGGCGGAAGCACCCGCGCCCGAACCATCAGCAGAAGAACGCATTGCCGCGCTGGAGCAGGACAACGCCGAACTGCGCGAGGCAATGGAGGCGCTACTGTCGGGGGTGACGGCATGAGTGAGCTGCGAGATCGCGTTATCGCGTACAACGCCGAGATCAAGGCCGCGCTGCAGACGGTGCTTGCCGAGCTGAATCAGGGCCAGCGCAAAAAGCTGCTGCGCAATCCCGCCATCCGCGCAATGTTTGAGCGGTACGGGATCGAGACGGACGTGTAATTGGATGCTGGCTTGTGCCCGATTTGGGCACCGAAAGGTTTGCCATCCAAGGCGCAAAAAAAGGAGGGCGATTAGCCCTCCCGCTTGAGCGCCTGCGTTATCAGGCGCTCGACGTAGTTTGAGATGCTACGGCCCTCCGCCTCGGCGGCGGCCTGGATCTTCTCTTTTAACTCCGGCGTGAGCCGGATGTATAGGCGCTCTGTCTTGGCCATCCTGTCCTCCATCAATCCATTGCGCGGCTGTATGCCAGCGACCAGACACCCTGCTGCTCCATCGACAGGCAGGTGTCAAAGCGAGCCTGGGCCGTGTCGTCGTCGATCTTGGCGTATTGCTCGGCTATAAGCCGCTCGATATCGGGGGTGCTTGCACGCATGTCGTGCAGTTTGTGGACGTAGCGCGAGGCCATTTTCAGCGGGAACCGCTGCGCGTTAAGTGTGTCCGTGAGATTGTCGCTGTCTGTGGCGCGATAGCAGGCGGCGTAGATGACGGCAAGCGCCTTGACCTGCTCGTTGGTCAGCTGTGTAGTCTTTGCCATGGTCGTAATCCTCCTTATCCAATGTCAACGTTGCGGCTAATGCGGGGCTGGTCGGGGTGGGCCTTGCTCCACGCATCCGCGAATGCGATGTCCGTAAACTCGATGTCGTCAGCGAGACGGAGCTTGCCGACGGAGGTGATGGCGTTTGCGACAGTTACGGCGGTCTCCCTGGTCATGGGGGCAAAGTAGAGGGACTTGGCGTACTTGACAATGTCCCAGTACGCGCCGTTGGCTGCGTCGTCCAACGTTAAGGTGTTCGCGCCGCCAAACCAATCCGCAAGGGGTACGCTGTCGCCGATCCGGGACTGCCAGTCGTTGATGATCTGCATCGGGTCCCCGCCGAGGTTGTATACAAGCAGTCTGGCACTGCCGCTGTGGAGTTGGCCCATTCTCTCGATGATATCCATAATGTTGTCCTTTCCGGCCTTGCGGCCTGTCCGTTACCTTTAACTTGGTTATATTGTACGCCTATTGTGCGTACAAGTCAATTGGCGAAATAGCCAAATATTACACAAAAAATAAAGCAAAATCACAAATTGAAAGGAGATTTTACATGAAAGAAAACGCGATCAAGGCCGCTATGGCGGCCGCCCTGGGGGCGCTGTGTGCCTACGGGGTGCAGCTGCTGGTACCGGTGCTGGTTCTGGTGGTGGTGATGCTGCTGGACTACGCCACGGGCATGACCAAGGCATGGAACGCCGGGGAGCTGTCCTCCCGGGTGGGCCTGCGGGGCATCCTGAAGAAGGTTGGATACCTGGTCATCGTCGCCGTGGCCGCTGTGGTAGACTGGCTGCTGCGCTACGGAGCCGACACCCTGGGCTGGGACTGGCCGGTGGAGTTCCTGTTTGCCAGCATCGTCATTATCTGGCTGGTGATCAACGAGCTGCTGTCCATCCTGGAAAATGTGTCTGCCATTGGTGCACCGGTGCCTGGTTTCCTCCAGGCGCTGCTGAAAAAGTTGAAAGTACACACCGAGGACACGGCGGCGAACAAGCTGCCGGGAGAGGAGGACAACAACAATGAGTAAGCGAGTGTACATCAGCCCCAGCGACCAGACGGAAAACCGCTATGCCTGGGGCAATACCAACGAGCACGTCCAGTGCCAGAAGATCGCCGAGGCGGAGGCTGCCGCCCTGCGCCGCAGCGGCGTGGAGGTGAAGCTGGCGGCCTTCGGCACCACCATGGCCCAGCGCTGTGCCGAGTCCGATGCCTGGGGCGCGGACATCCACAACTGCGTCCACACCAACGCCGCCAACGGCAAGGTCATGGGCACCCGGCTGTTCTGCTATGCCATCCCCGGCAAGGGCTACGACGCCTGCAAGGCCGTGTTCGCGGAGCTGGCCCCGCTGACGCCGGGAGCGTCTGAAAACATCCAGGCCAACCCCCGGCTGTATGAGGTGCGTGTACCTAATGCGCCGTCGGTGTACTGCGAGTGCGAGTTTCACGACACCGCCGAGGGTGCCAAGTGGATCGTGGAGCACACCACGGACATCGGTGAGGCCATCGCCAAGGGCCTGTGTGAGTATCTGGGCGTGAAATACGTCCCGGCCAAGCAGGAGACTCCCAAGCCCGCCGAGCCTGCCCAGGGCGATACCCTGTACCGGGTCCAGGTGGGGGCCTTTGCCGTCCGCGCCAACGCCGACAGGATGCTGGAAAAGCTGAAAGCGGCAGGGTTTGCCGGGTTTGTGGTGAAGGGAAAGAAGTAAGAAACATTCTGGACGGCGGGGAGTGACGTAACGCCGCGCTCCCTGCCCGCGCATTGCGCCCGCACGCCCACGGCTTTTATTTTGCCATGGATAATAGTCGCAAAGCCGTTCGGTACTACATTTCCAGCATGGCTCCTAAGAGAGCTTTGGAATTTGTCCAATCTTTCGATTTGCCGGAAGATGAGGAATCGTGCATTATTTTGTGCGATATCCGCCGAAAGTCTTATATACAAGTTTCCAACGCGCTTCACGTCTCGCCGGAAAGCGTCAAGAGAAACCGCCGCAGGGCATTGTCGAAAATTGTTGACGCGCTGACAAATCAATAGACCTCACTTGGACATGATCGCCCATTCAGAGACCTTTTACAGGCCATCTGAATGGGCGATTTTTTTGTACCATATAAGCAAAGGAGGGCTGGCGATGTACGGATTCAACAACCAATATCAGCAAGGATACGGTGCCCCATACATGGGGCAATACGGGCAAGCATCACAGCAAGCGTGCCAAATCACCAGAGTAAACGGCAGAAACGGGGCAGACGCGTTCCGCATGGCACCCAACAGTTCCATCTTGCTCCTGGACGAGAATGACCCGGTTGTGTGGCTCAAGGTCAGCGACGGGGCGGGGTATTGTACTGTTACCCCGTACAGCATTGCGCCTTATCAAGACCCCGCGAAGGTAGATGTTACCAGTTTGGAAGAGCGCGTAAAAAGATTGGAGGAAATGCTAAATGCCAAATCCGATGATTCAGATGCTCCAGCAAAACGCAAAAAGCCTGAATAACCCTCTCGCAATGTTGATGGAGTTCCGCAAGTTCGCGGCTGGTATGACACCACAGCGGGCAAAAGATCAAGTGGAACAAATGCTGCAATCAGGGAAAATGAACCCACAACAGTTCCAGCAGCTCCAGCAGCAAGCCAAGGAGTTTATGAGATTCCTGAAATAAGCCGGTGCGCAACGGTTTATTATAAAAATTTCAAGAAAGGAGTTTTGAAATGGACAACTATTCCCTCTCTGATCTTCGGGCCGCTGTTGATGGCGGCAATGACAATTGGGGCGGCGGTGCGTGGTGGATTATCATCCTGTTCCTTTTCGTCTTTATGGGCGGAGGCTGGGGGATGAACCGGCAGGGCGAATTTGGCCAGTATGCCACCGCTTCGTCTCAACAGGAAATCCTTTTCGGCCAGCAGTTTGGCCAGCTGAACGACCGCCTGACCAACGTGGGCAACGGCATTTGCAGTCTGGGTTACGAAATGCAGGGCAATGTCGGGCAGCTTGGTAAGGAAATGGCCCTGGCGCAGAACGGTACGAACATGGCCATTATGCAGACCGGAAACAACATCCAGTCTCAAATGTCGGAGTGTTGCTGCACCACGCAGCGGGCTATTGACAGCGTCAACGCCAACATTGACGCCAAGTTTGCTGCCCTGGAGAAATCTCAGCTGGAGGGCCGTATCGCCCAGCTGGAACAGGCCAACAATCAGCTGTTTATCAGGGACCAGCTGTGCGGCGTAGTGCGTTATCCCAACGGATACACCTACAATGCGGGCCCCTCTCCGTTTTGCGGCTGCAATAGCGGCTGCAACAACATCTGATTTCCGGCAATCGGAATAAAGTGACGCCCTATCCGGCGAGGCATGCGGGGCGGCATTAGTCGCCCCGCTATTTTTGAATGGACAAAAATCAGCCCGATTAGAAAGGAATGATTCTATGAGTAAATCTGCAATCTATACCACCAACACCACCGGCGCAACCGTCCCGGTTGACGGCATCATCCCTGTTGGGAATACTACCCGCCGGTACGGCTGCAACATCAAGCAGGACGGCAATGCCATTACACTGTGCGGGCAGGGGTATTACCTCGTCAACGTCTCCGGCACCTTGTCTCCCTCAGCGGCTGGCACCGTGTCTATCACCGCGCAAAAGGACGGCGTTCCGATTATCGGAGCGACGGGGGCCCAGACCGCCGCCGAAAACGGCACTGTTAATATTGGCATTTCTGCCATCGTCCGCAATGCCTGCGGGTGTGAGGGCTCTATTCTGTCCCTGGTCCTGGGCGGCGTTGCGGCAGTTGTAAACAACATGGCCGTTACCGTCGAGAAGCTGTAAGGGGTGCAACATGAAGGACAACCTGAAAGAATACAAGCGAAAATTGGAAAAGGAACTGTCTGCGTACATGGAACTGCCTGTGTCCGAACGCTCTGCTGCTGCCGTCCGAGGAATGGCGGAGTGCTGGGAACAGGTCAATAAACTCGGTAAATGTATGTGTAGATCAGCTGATTTTTCCAAAGAGGATGCTAAAGCATGGAATACCGACATGGAAAATGATGACGGCACCACCGGCGGGCATTGGACTGTTCAGCAGACCGCCCCCCTCGCGGCCAACGCAGGTGTCGTGTTTGCGCACATCACCGAGGACGACTGGAACGTAGCCATGAATATGATGTATTCGGACTACTGCTCCGTGGCGGCAAAGTATGGCGTAAACAAGCCTGAGTTTTTTGCGGATATGGCCAAGGCATTCCTGTTTGACAAGGACGCAAAAGGCCCGAAAGAAAAGCTGTCTGCCTACTACCACGGAATTGCGGCGGTGTAATTTGTTAGTAACCAGTTAGTAACTGACGCGGGATATAACGGGATTTTGCAATTTCCCACGCCAAAATATCCGCATACCACTGTTAAATCCCGCATAATGCCGCACAATACCGAATGTTTGCTATTGGGCTATAATTGACGTGCATGGGGTCACAGGTTCGAGTCCTGTACCGCGCACCAAAAAACTCCCGATTCCGTATGAAATCGGGAGTTTTTCTTTGCTTTTGCCGCCAAAAAGTTCCAACATTTAATACCATGCTTTTTCTTGTTAGTAACGTGTTAGTAACATGCTATTTTTCATCAGCCGTGTCTACAGCTGCAATCAGTTCCGGAATGTCTGTGTGGACATAAATATTTGCCGTTGTGGAATAGTCGGCGTGACCCAATATTTTTTGCAAAATCTCCGTGGCCATGCCTGATCTTCTGGCCCAGCTGGCGTAGGTGTGCCGGGTGGCATGCGGAGTTTTCCGCTCGATCTTGAGCTTTTCCAGCAACGGGTAGTAATCCCGTCGACGGAAATTTGCCGGTACCTGTTGGCCAGTATAGCCGGACAGCAAGAGCGCACCCTTTGCCCTGGCGGCAAAGTATGCGAAGTATGCCCGGCCCTCCGGCCTGATGGGGATGGCCCGGTTGCGCCCGGCGGCGGTCTTTTCTCCCCCGATGACATAGGTTTCGTGATAGTCGGCCAGCGGGAGACCAAAAAGCTCTCCGATTCTCATGCCCGTGTAAATCAGCATCAAGATAATTTTCGCGGTGTCGCTTCCGTTTTTCTCCAGCTTCTCAATGTCCGAATCGGAAAAGATTTCCTTTTCTTTTTTCACGTTTTCTGGCAGATGGATAAATTTTGCAAAGCTTGTTGTTGCAATTTCTTCCCGGATAGCCCATGCGGACATCTGCGTAACAAGCTGCTTGTACTTGCTGCATGTGCTGTGGGATTTATCCGCATATTTGTCCATGACCGACTGAAAGTCTGCTGTCCGCAAACTGCGGAATCTTGCATCGTGGAGCGGCTGGAACACGTCAAAAGCCCGGTTATATGACTCCACCCCACGGGGGCCTATTTCCTTATAGTGTTCCTCTTTCCAGGCTTCAAATACTTCCCTGAAAGTCATGTTATACCGCTCTGTCAAATCCTTCCCCGCCAAGCGTTCCAGAGCCTCCAGCGCGTCTTTGCGCGTGGGGTAATATCCTATAATCACCCTACTTTTTGCCGCCACCCACGGGCGGCTCCTTCGGCCTTGCAGTTTATAGACCGTGCCGGATCCGTTGGGCCTCTTGATGGCCCTGCGGGATTGTTTGGATTGCCGCTTTCCGCAAGATGGGCAAAACAGAGCACCGTCCGGCAAAACTCCACCGCACTTAACGCAGCTCATTGTATCCTCCTTTATATTGTGACATGGCCGCCCCATGTGGGACGGCCTTTTTTCATACTTTTTTTCGCAGGGCCATAGAGATGATGACCGATGAGGCTATCACCGCAGTGGCAGCTACGGCAATAACAAACCACGCCACGGCGGTAGGCTGTCCGTTGCGGATAAGCCCTTGAGCCGTGATTTGCGAGTCAATAAACAAGTACGCCACCAGGCACATGGACAGCACGGCGCACATACCAATCAGTACGAAGATAACCGGTTTGCGAGTGCGCATTTGGTCCTTCTGTATGGCGTTTACTTCTTCCAGCCTTTTTACGTTACCGGACAAATGCGCGTTTTCCAGCTCCAGTTGGTGTATCCTGGCCTGCATAGATTCCGGGTGATCTATAGGCTTGTCCAACCCGAACAGCTCGTCAAGCGACAGATCCAGCACCATGCACATGGCAACCGAGTTGTAGAGCTTCGGGTCCATTTGTGACCCGTCCAAGAGCTTTGACACGGCGGACTTTGACACGCCGGACAGATCTACAATGTCGTTGATGGTGTACCGTTTCTTTTCCTTTGCCTCGCGAATCCTTTTTGGGTATTGCTCAATGTTTCCCGCAATTTCCTGCAACGCAGACATGGTTATTCGCCTCCAAAAGTATATTTCACCTGTGGCGGGACAGAATCTCATGCGCGGGGATTGTTTGCCCTATATTGGCCGCGCAATTCCCCATCTTGTGCGTGGACAGGGTTTCGCAGCACTGCTATGCTTAAATTGTAGCAGATGACAGCCTGATGGGCTATCTGCTATATCGGCCCTGCCGCCCGGTGCGGGGGCGGCGGGGCCAACATAACCCAAGATCTATCCCTTTGTTGCCTATTATAGGGCAACGCGGTATGCAATATTTGTCCTATTTGGGGGAATAGGTGAAAACATTTTTACTTGGAAGGGGATTTACTTATGTCGGAACAAACTTACTTGACGGAAAGGATAATGGACGTGCTGTCCCAACTCAAGCCTGAATATCTCGACCTTGCGCTGCGTTTTGCAGTGCAAGCAAGCTCTCAAAGTACTGCAAACAGCTCTCCTGTGTCTCCGGATACAGCTGACAAACAATCTCACTGATACGCGCGGCAATCTGCCTACTGCGCTCACTCTCCGTTGTTGGGGTGGGCGCTTTTTTTGTGTCTTGAGTCAGTTCTTCCACTGAAACACCAAAGTAGCCCGCTATCTTCAAAATGGTGGTGTCCCTGGGAACTGCCCCGTGCTTCCACCGTGTAACAGAGGGTTTACCAAGTTTTAGCTCAACCGCAACTGCCGACGGAGATTTCCCCGCCAAATTGCACAGTTTCACGTAGTTTTCGTAAAATGCCACAATACATATCCTCCGTTTTTGTGCACTTTGTAAAAGTTACGTTTGTTATCACTTTAGGCTTGACAGTTCCGTTTGTTAACGCTATAATTAGAACACAGGTTGCAAAAAGTAACACAAGACCAAGCCCCGGCGGATTCCGCCCGTGCATCAAACTATTATTTATCTCGCAAATACATAATAGCACAGTGTGTTAACATTTGCAACTGCATTTTTAGGAGGTGATATGTTGCCGGAGAAATGGACTGGCCGGTTGGTCGGGAAGATGCATTGCAATCGCGTCACCTATGACGAACTGGCAGAGGAACTGGGCGTGACGAAAGCTTACGTAAGCCTCATTCTTAATGGGCACCGGAATCCGCCCAACATTCAGGAGCGGATGGAGAACGCTTTTGCCGCAGTCCTGGAAAAGAGGAAAGTATGAAATTGGAGGTGAAAGTTTGAGTGCAGAATCGCATGACCGCCAGATCGGCTGTACTTCCGCAAAGGTCATTCAGGTGGTTGTAACAATCGGGCCAGTCGGCAGCGGTGTGGAGGGGGACCCCGTTAGGGAAGTCGCAAAATACTGGTCCCTCGACGGGAAACTGCTTGCACAAAGCGACCCTTACCGGGGCAGTATTTCTTCCGCCGCAGAAAACGCGAGTTCCGATTCAATGTAGTTTAGCATCGCCCTAATGAAACGCTTCATCTGCTCAAGGTCCAAATCGGTGTGCTTTTTGACGTAATGAGCTTCGTCATTCCCAATCCATGTACCGCGTTCCGCGAGCACTTTGAGCCTGTGGTCCTGTATTCGCTTGATACTTGCTCCAAGGAACTCTTTCTTTATCTGCTCGGCATCTTGTGGGGCCTTGCTGCAAAGGTAGTCTTTCACGAGAAACTCAAGAGCTTTCCTGTACCCAACGCCGCAGATTGAGGAAAGTCCGGTTGCCTCAGCGACATGCGCCTGCGTGTAGGTTTCAGCAAAGTCCGGTGAAATGCCACGGACCCCATCTGGGATTTTTTCAATGGCGGCACGAGCCGGGGCGCAGAGTATGGGTTCCCCAAAATCTGCGGTCGATGATGTACGCATGCTATCATCCGAACGATAGCACGCGACAAAAACCGACCGGCATCGAGGGCAAAACTCCAAAACGGACAGAGCCGAGTGTACGTGGCTGCGTTCTGCGGCAACGTAGTATGCGCCGAGAGTCTTCGGCTCCAGCGCGTAGTGACATAGCGGGCATTCTGTAACGTCGCGGTAAGCACAGGCGGTACTCTCCTGGGTGTTATCCGCGTTGAATGCATTGATTTTTCGTGTTGGCATGAAACCACCCCCGTAAGTATTTTATCACACCATGGATATTAGAGCAACAGAATGGATAGGAAGGAGGGAAATTTTGAGTTTTGCGGAAAACCTCGCTCGCATTCAGGCAGAGCTAGGAGTGACCAACTACCGGATTGCCAAGGAGATTGACGTGAATCAGACGTCTATCGTCAACTGGAAGAACGGCACAATGCCCCATCCCCGGAATGTGAAGCGGTTGGCGGACTACTTTAATGTGTCCGTGGACGAGCTTCTAAGTGGGGATAAGTCCGAGAAGTAAGGAAGGGAGGAAACGCTACGAAGATTCACCTTAACGGCAGGCCCAAGGAAATCTTGGAGTTTATCCGCCAGATGAACGATGGAAAGGTCAAGATTGGCAGGATGCTGGAGGACGCTGTGCGCGACGAAAACGCCCAGAAAGCGCACTACGGCAAAACCCACGCAACGTTCCGGATTGACCAGGATGATATTGACAAGTTCACTGCGGATGGGTCTCTTCCTGGGAATGAGGCGGGAAGTGCGCAATAACAAAAAATGCCCCGCCAGGCGGCAACCTGACGGGGCGGCGAAGAAGCATTGGCAAGGATTCTTCACGGGTATTATACCACACCCGCGAAGCAATGGCAAGGAGGAAAGTATGGTAAAAACTATGACAATCGACGAGGCCGCAAAGTATCTGCGGGAAAACGGCGTCAAAATCTCCAAGGAGACGCTTTCCGACGGGATTCAGGCTGAAAAACTGCCGTTCGGCGTGTGCGTCGAGACCGGCCGCAGCCGGGTGTTTATGATTTTCAAGCGACTGGTGGACAAGTGGCTTGAGGAAAGGGCGGAAATCTGATGAAAACATATAAGGGGTTCGACAAGGACCTGAAATGCCGGGGATTCCAGTATGAACTCGGCCGGCAATACCAGGAGACGGAAGCGTTGTTGTGCTGGAAAGGATTCCACGCATGTGAAAACCCGCTGGACACGTTTCGATACTATCCGCCAACGGATTCCCGCTATTGCGAGGTAGAGATCGATGACAACGGGCAGCGTAATAGCGATGACTCCAAGGTGTGCGGCAAGAAAATCAAGATCGGCGCGGAAATCGGGCTGGATGGCGTAATCAAGGCCGGGGCGCAGTTCATCTTTGAAATGTGCAAGGGATCCGCTGAAGATCATGCACCTGGGGCGAGTGGCAACGCCGCCGCATCTGGGGAGAGGGGCAACGCCACCGCATCTGGGGCGAGTGGCAACGCCGCCGCATCTGGAAGGAGGGGCAACGCCGCCGCATCTGGATGGAGGGGCAACGCCGCCGCATCTGGGGAGAGTGGCAACGCCGCCGCATCTGGGGAGAGTGGCAACGCCGCCGCATCTGGAATGAGGGGCAACGCCGCCGCATCTGGGGAGAGTGGCAACGCCGCCGCATCTGGAATGAGGGGCAACGCCGCCGCATCTGGAGCGTGGGGCACGGCGACCGTGACAGGGCAATATGGCGGCGCAAAAGCACTCGGGAACGATTGCTTG